GGCTGGCGCCCGGGGCTACGAACATGCCGCCCCCTGCGGGGGCTCACCAAGGCTTCAAGGAAGGACCGCAACGGTCACCTCCTCGACGGCGATGTTGTGCGCGAAGTCTTCCGCCGTCAGCCGCAGCGGGTACTCGCCCGGCGGCAGGTCGGCGGGGATCGTCAGCGCGCCGGTGTTCGTCTTCTCCAGCGGATTCCAGCGCAGGGAGACCGGCGGGACGCCGTACAGCCGCGCCGTCAGCGTCCGCGTCGTCCGGCTCGCCGCGACCCGCAGCTCGACGCGCTCGCCCCGCCGAAACTCACGGTCCGGCAGGTCGACGCGGATCGTCGGCGGCTCGCTCAGGATCGTGAACGTTTTCTTCTCGCGATAGACCCGGCCGTCGCGGTCGCGCAGCACCAGGCGCACCTCGTGATCGCCGTCGGGCATGTCCTTCGGCGCCAGAAAGCGCGTCTGCCAGACGTCTTCCTCCGGCAGGAACTTCAGTCGTTTCGTCAGGCCGAAGGGGAACAAGGCGGTGACCGAGTCGATCGTCTCGTCCGTCCGCACGCGCAGCACCGGGTCGCCCGCGGGCAGGACGACGCGGCGGTCCTGCAGCCCCTCCTTCAGCTTGGTGGCGAGGTCGAGCTTCGCCGGGGAGGTGAACAGCACGCCCTCAACCCGGTTCTCGCCGTGGGCGCGCTGCGCGTCCTCCACCGGCTTCTCGCCCATTCCGGTCTGGTCCATCGCGCAGCGCACGACGCGGTAGCGGCGGAAAACGTCGGCGAGCAGCTCGTCCTGCCGGGCGAAGGTGGCGCGCTTTTGGGCCACGACCTCGCGGGTGACCAGCCGGCCGTCCACCGCCTCCAGCACCCAGATCACGAACAGGTCGTTGCGCGCCGCGATGTCCACGCCCACGAAGCAGGGCCCGTCGTTGTAGCGGATCGGCCGGCCGGCCAGCGCATCCTCGCACGACGAGATCAGGTCGTAGTCGAGCCAGGAGGACGCCGCGTCCATCCATTGCAGCTCGAACTCCTGCGCCCAGATGTCGGGATCGGCGATCGCCGCGCGCAGCTCCTCGATGTTGACGTCGAGGCCCTGTTTCACGGCCTCGTAAATGTCGACGTGGTGACGCGACCAGGGCGTGTCGTCGGCCGTCATTAGCTCGTAGAACTTGTTGCCCTTGCCGTTGGGCGTGGAGATCACGCGCACCTTGTGCCCGCCGCGTGCGGCCACCGGCATCGCCGCGCCCCAGATCAGGCGGCTGTCGCGGTGGAAGGCGAACTCGTCGAGGAGCAGGTTGCCGCCGAAGCCGCGCGCGGCGCCGGGGCTGGCCGACAGCGCCGAGATCCGCGAGCCGCCGGGAAAGCGGATCTCCATGACCTTGTAGGTGGCTTCCGGCACGCGCTCGAGCAGGACGGTGCCGTCGGGGCCGGCGTATTCGCGGTCGTAGCCGGGGGCGTCGAACCGGTCTTCCAGGTACTCGGGCTGGCCGGCGCTGCGCAGGTGCTTGTAGACCTCGTAGTAGGCCCGCACCATCGGCTTCAGCGCGTCGTCGAGGGCCTCTTTCGCGGTGGCCTCGGAGCGCGACAGGATCGTCCAGCGCGTGCGGCTCCGCCCGATCTCGGCGTTGATGCAGTCGTCGACGATCTCGCCGCAGGACCCGAACGTCTTGCCGCCCCGGCGGGTGACCATGCCGATCTTGAAGCGCGCGTCGTCGGCGATCCAGGCGCGCTGGTAGGGCAGGAAATCGATGACCGGCGCAGCGCTCACGGCAGCGCCTCCGCGTGCTCGACGATCTGCCAGCCGTTGCGCGCCAGATCTTCCCAGGCAATCGCCGCGCTCGGTCGGATCCGCCGCGCCTCGAGGCGCATCCTGTAGCAGCAGATGGCCCGGTCCTGCGCCTCTTCCCGCGTCGCGAACACCCGCGACTGCCAGCCGTCCGGATCGATCCAGGAGAACCCGCCGAAGGTCATACCGGCGGCCTCCAACCGGCTTTGTCCCACAACCAGTCGCAGAGATCGCGGTCGGTCGGCGACAGGCGGCCCCAGTAGGGCCGGGGCTCGTCGCCCGTCAGGACCGGCGCAAGCGCGCCGCGGCTCTCCGAGAGCTCCGCATGCGCGAACCGGCAGGCGCGCTCGGCGACTGAGGTCGCCACGTCGACGAGTCCCGTGTCCGACAGCATCGCCAGGGTCACGACGCACTCTCCCCGTGCTCGACCGCGTCGCTCCAGCGGATCGTGTCGATCTCCGCGGCGAGATCCGCGGGATCGCGGCCCAGCCGGCGCGCCACCTCAGACATCCGCACCCCCCCCCCGCCGGAGCGCCAGCGCCGCCAGGATCGCCTCGTCGTCGGCGCGCGTGGGCTCGTCCTCGGCCTCGATCTCGATGATCTCCGCCATCAGCCGAACCCCATGATCTCGCGCGCCTTGCGGGCGGCGGTTGCGTCCAGGTCGCCGGTCTCCACGGCCTTCTCCAGCCGCGCGGCCTGGACCTTGCGCTCGTCGGCGACGAGCTTCTCGCGCATGCCCGACGAGCTCATGATGTCCTTGAGCATCCGGCCGATGAAGTGCAGCTCCTGGGGGCTGATCTCCTCGCCGGACTTCTCCATCTGCGCCTGCATCTGCTTGAAGGCGAGCGTGGTGACCATCTGGAACAGCACGTTGTGGCGCTGCGCCTCCTCCTCCAGCCCGTTCTCGGCCATCCAGCCCGCCGCCCAGGCCGAGGCCTCCTCCTGCAGCTTGACGAACTCCCGGTACTCCGCGCCGTAGGCGTGCACGCTCGACTTGCCGATGCGCAGCTCGGCGCCCTCGGCCGCCAGCCGCTCGTTCAGCGCCGCGGCGATCGCCTCGTAGTCGCCGAAGCCGCGCGCCTTCAGCTCGTCGTTGAGCCAGCCGCGAAGCTCGGGCGGCAGAAGATCGACCTTCCGGGGCGGCGGCATATCAGGGCCTCGGCCGCGGGCGCTGAATCTCGGGGTGCACACTGAGACCCTGCGCGACCTCGATACCGGCCTGGGCGATCGTCGCCACCATGAAGTCGCCATGGTCGGTGAGCGTGAGCAGCCCCTGCTCCTGCAGCCAGACGAGCTCCGTCGTGACCTGGTCGCGCGTCGAGCGCAGGCCGACGCCGGCCAGCACTTCGGTCAGGATCGAGGCGTTGGAGTTATATTCGCTGCACTGCTCCAGGTGGCGCAGGATCGCCAGGCGGCGGTGCTTGCGTTCGGTCTCTCGGTAACTCACCGGTTCTTCTCCAGAAGGTGGTCGTCGTGGCGGGTCACGGTCGTGTCGATGCGGTTGAGGATCTCGCGGTGCCCCTTGATCGTCTCGGTCAGCGCCTTCAGGTCGCCGCTCATCTGCGAGATGCCGAGCTCCAGATTGTGCATCTCCTGCTTGCTGGGCAGGTTCTCCAGCGTCTGTTCGACCTTCACGGTCCGGCCCCGCAGGTTGGCGATATCCTCGGAGTTCGCCCCGACCTTCGTGCTGACCTCGTCGAACCGCTTGTCGAGATCACTCCGCCGGGCCGAGCGGATCGAAAACCAGAACGCCAGCGCCGCGATCGTGACCGAGACGACATTCGGGATCAGGGCCGGATCGAAGGTCATCGCGCGCCCAGCAGCCGCCCGAGAGGACCGAGATCGAGGTCGAAGCGTGGCGCGCGCCGCTCCCGCCAGGCCCACAGGCCGGTCAGCGCGGGGATGAGCTGGACGATGCTGTCGGCGGCACCGGCCGGATCGCCGGCACCCACCAGCGCCGGAAGGTCGATGCCGAGCGCAGCGGCGGCCGGCGTGGCGATGGTGAACAGCGTCAGCCAGAAGCTGCGTGCCTGCCAGGCGGGCAGTTTGGGTCGCTCGGTCACGGGGATCCTCCTTGAAGACGGGCGATCAGACGGCGCAGTGCGCCCAGCAGCGAGGGGGCGAGGCCCGCGGCCGGCGCCGCCTCGGCCGCCCGCTGCGAGGCTGCGTTGAACGCTTGTCGCTCCCGCTCATGCGCGGCGATGAGCCACTCGTGCACATTGAAGCCCGGGCAGCCCTTGGCGGCGTAGTCGTTGTGGCCGGAGACCGGCACGCGGCCATGCGCGTCGCGCAGCCGGCGCAGCAGGGCGAACAGCGCCCGGCTCTGTGAATAGGTGAAGTGCTCGTCGAAAACGTCGCGCGCCGCCGCCCCGTGCCCGCCGATCAGGCACACGCCGATGGTCGTGGCGTTGTGCCCGAGCACATGCGCGCCGGCACGCGCCACCGGCCGCCCCTCGGCCACTGTCCCGTCACGATCGATCAGGTAGTGGTAGCCGATATCGGACCAGCCGCGATCCTCCCGGTGCCAGCGGCGGATCTCGTTGACCTTCGAGGCCGTCGAGAAGGCTTCCATCCACGCCGGCCGGGTGGCGCTGCAATGCACGATGATCTCGTCGATTTTGCGCACGGGCCGCTCCTCGCACTCGGGTTGCGGCCAACCTCGCATGCGGGCGCGGCAGGCTAACCCCGGAACGGGTTCCGGGGGCGGGCGGCACGGTCTGTCGGGGAGTGGCGCGACTGTGCGCCGGCGGTCAGTCGCTGTCAAACGGCAGATCGGGCTGGCGCGGATCACGCCCGGCCCTGAGCTGGCTGCGATACTGGCGGACGGTCCGGACGTTGAGGTCGCACGCCAGCGCCACCTCGCGCTCGGAATGCCCCGCCTCCAGCATCTCCAGGGCGCGGTGCCGGCGGCCGCCCACGCCGCGCCCTGGGCCGGTGGGCAGTGTCAGCCGGCCGTGGCCGAAGGCCTCGATCATTCGCTCGGCGTCGGCCTCGCCGATCAGGCACGCCAGCTGGCTGCCCGCCGCGCACTTGGGGATCGTGATGTCGGTGCCGCCGCGCGCCTGCAGCAGGCGCAGGGTCTGGCCCTCGCCGATCACCGCGGCGATCTCGCCGGCGACGCCCGAGAACTCACTCATCGACGAACCCGCGGCGCCCCTTCGCCATGCCGGTGCGCACGTCGGGCTGGTGCGCGGGATAGCAGGTGACCACCCGCTCCTGGCGGATGCAGAAGCGCAAGCCGTGCACGATCACGCCGCTCGCGCCCTGTTCAACGCCCCTTTGAACGGCGCGTTCCATCTCCCGGCGGTGGGCCTCGATATCGATGCCCACGTGGCGCTCAAGATACCGCAGCAGCGCGTGGTCGGTGATGTGCGGCCGGGGCACCGCTCACGCCTCCCGGTCCAGGGCCACGCCCTCGCGGTCGCACCAGGCCCTGAGCGCCTGGATCACCGCGTCGATCTTGTCGTGGTCGCGCAGCATGTCGATGTCGGCGGGGACCGAACCCCAGTGCGGCCCGAACCGGCGCCGGACGAAGGCGTTGAGCCCCGCGCGCGTGGGGTTGTCGAGCTTGCCCGCGCGGCCGAGCGCGCCCCACAGGACGTGGATGAGGCGAAGATCGCCGCGCGGCGCCATCCGGTGGCGCCGGCGACCGCGCCCGTGCGGCGCCCATCCCCGCGCCTTCAGCTGGTCGACCACCAGCCGCAGGTCGGCCTCCCCCATGTCGGCCAGCGAGTCCTTCCCGGTGGCCAGCCGCTGTAGCTCGCGCCGCGTCTCGTCGTCGATGCCGAGCTCCCGGCAGCCCGCGAAAATGGTCTTGCGCAGCTGCTCGGTCATGACGGCGCCCCGGCCAGACCTATTGCCGCCAGCCACGCGACAGTGGCGCCCGTCGCAGCGATAGCGGTTCCGAGGCCATATTTCTCGGTGTCGGGGTCGTTGCGCGCGAGGCCGAACCCGAGGACCATGGCGGACACCAG